TCAGCGAATCCGTGACCGACACCTCGTAGGGTGTCAGTGAGACCTCAACGGTGTCAGACAGCCCTATGGAGTCCGCAACCTCAACCACGGCCCCCGCTGCCGCGGATACCTCGTCCGATATGTCCAGACCGTCCGCCACGGAAACGAGCAGTGGGGTAACGAGACCTGCTGCCTGATCGGAAAGGCTCAAACTGTCTGTGACGGCTATCTCCAAGGCAGACAGTTCAACCACGACCGTTTCAGACAGAGCCACTGAATCTGAAACCGTCGCCTCGACAGTGCCGCCGGCCGCCTCTGCCGGCAGCCACAGCGTGGGCCGCCGGAACATGGCGAAGGGGTCGGCGTATAGGGCCTTGACCTCTATCTCAGAGAAGGCCCGCCTATACACGCGAGCCTCGCTCATCTTCCCGTTGTAGTACTCGCCACCATCACTACGAAACGACCCAAACGTGATCACGCGATTGGGCGTACAGAATACAGGCGTCGATGCTGCCCAGGACCCACCACCCTTTGGAACTCCGTTGATGTAAAACTGCCAGGAGGTTTCCGTGACGACAAGGCCAACATGATACCATTGATTAACATAGATCGTGTTGTCGCCACTGGATAGATTCGTCCCGCACCACCCAGTTCCATTGCCGATGTTGGCCAAAAGGCGGTTGGTGGCAAGGTGTTTAAGGTCCATTCCGAACTCAACACCTTGCGTTCCGCAGATGGTACCGCCAACTACCGCCGTATTGATCCACACGAACAAGGACCATCTGCCAACGACGTTCGAACTTCCGGCCTTCCGAATGAACCCGTCTGTACCGTCAAAGACGCCCGCAGAACCGTGTATGCCACTGCCCCAAGAGAACCCACCTCTCTTCGATCCAGGCAGAAGAGCGTTGCTGACCTCGTAAATCTTGGTGCCAGAGCCCTCATTAAACAGCCAGCACGCCACCAGATCCTTGGCGTGACGATGCACCCAGTTGACACGTACACCCAGAGGTGGCTTGATGATGTTCTGCATCTTAGGACATCGCAGTTACTTTGCTCACCCGCGTCGTGAACGCACAGTCACAGTCTGCATCCACGTTGTTCACCAACGTCCGAACATAGGACGCCCCGAACGGGATGGCGATGCACCACTCGTCCACGCGGTCGTAGGCACTGATCCCGTTCGCATGGGACCTCAGCAGGTCCTGGCAGAGCGTGACCGTGTGAGAGCTGATGCTTTTGGTCCGAACGCTCTCGCTGTTGCCTATCGTCCCATCCTTCAAGAACCACTTGCGGCCCACGACGTCGAAGTCGCCGGTGGTCGCGTCGGTCAGCGTGATCGTGCTGTCACCAGCATCCGCCGCCGCATCGTTGACCGTTGTCGTCGCAGGGGTCTCCGCCGTACCCTTGACGGTCGTGAGCTGCATCCAGTTGTCATCACCGTAGGAAATCTCGATGATGGCCTCCACGCCGTCCGTGGCCACCGCCTCGATCAGTGCAATCTCCAGGTACAGCAGGGTCTCGTAACTGTCCGAGATGCTCTTGGCCACACCCTCGCCCATTGCCCCGGCGACTACCGCCTGCCACGCATCCACCTCGTCGATGGAGGTTGTCTTCGTCAATGCCATGCTTCACCTCAGAGAATCAATGCCGCGTCGATCTGCGACACGGCCGTTGTGTAGGCCGCCGCGTTGTAGATCGTCCGCTCGGCCTTGTACTTGTCGATGGCCTCCTGCGCTGCGGCCAGGACGTTCGCCTGGGCCACGGCCAACTTGCCGGCCCCACCGTAGGTCGCCGTGAAGTCCTGGTCCACCTTGGTGATCCCGTCGTCCTGGATCACCAGGTGAATGCCAACGGAGTAGGTCCGCCCGTCCGGGCCCAGGCTGGGCCATAGTTTGGTAGTTGTCTTGGTCAACGCCATAGATCACCTCACGACTGTGCAGTCTGTTGTTCGTATCACGGTGTCCTCGCCGTGTGTGCCTTCAGGTCCTGCTTCATGTCATCCATCAACTTGGTCAAGTTGGCCAGGGCGATGCGGACCTCGTGCTCCAGCACACTGACTCGCCGGTCAAGATCCGTGGTCTTCTGCGTCCCGTGCGTATCGATCCGCTTGACCTCCGTGCACAGAGAGCTGGTCGAGGCCGCCCAGCCCGTAGTGAACAGTGTGATCCCGGCCATGATGCTCATGACCACCTTGTTCCAAACGCCGTTCCCTGCTGCCGCCATGCGTTACCTCGTCGGTCCCTTGGTCCGCTCACGTCTGCCCACGATTCGGATCTTGGGTTGCTGTGTCGTGGTGCTCGCCCTGGCAACCCCCCGGCCGATCAGCAGCTCCGCTATGGGGGGGTGCACGTCCAGCTCCGCCCCAGGGCTCAGTAGGTTCCAGCCCTTGGTCAGGATGATCTTCATCTCAGCACCTCCACGGTCGGGATGCAGTGCTTGGGCACCGCCCCCTTGTCCAGGTCGCCGGTGTACACGTGGATGGGCCGGAACTCGTGCTCCAGCACATCCGGGAACGTGCACAGCAATTGCATGTGCCCGATCGATACCTCCGGTGCCAGGAATGCCCGCAGCCCGCACTCGGCGAAGTTCATCCAGAAGTAGATATCCTCATCGATACGGTCCTCCGCCCATCGGCCGTCGGGCCCCGGCTTGCCCACGAACCACGGCCGCTTGAGCTTCTGGAATGCGGACATGCGGAACAGGGTCAGGCCGAAGTGACCGGTCCGCACGGGCACCAGGGGCTGGCGGAACTCCTCCAGTGTGGCCTGCAGCCGCACCTGCCCCTTGTCGTCGCGGATCCCGAACATCGGCCCCACGCCCTCCCGCTTGATCTGCATGGGTATGATCGCGTCCGCCTCCGGGTGCTCGGCCATGAGCTGCAGCAGCCGCCAGGCGTGCTGTTTGGTGAACCACGTGTCATAGTCCAGTGTGAACAGGAACTCCGTGCCGTCCTCCAGGCGGGGCTCGATCATCCGGGTTAGCACCTGCCCCCAGAACACACCGCATCCCCTGGTGAACTCAACGCCCAACGGCAGCAGCCCGCGGATCACCGAGTTCATGTTGTCCACGAAGGCCAGGCGGGGCATGCTCATCACCGCCGCGATCCGCGTGCTGGGGGGGGTGTGCACCGGTTCGGCCTGCCCGCCATGTCCCGTGACCTCGACCGGCCCCGGCTGCTCGGGCTTGGTCCCCTGCAGGTTCAGCGAGATCGGCAGGGCTGCACAGTCGTTGATCTCCGATGTCCAGGGCTTGATATCCACCAGGCCCGCCCGCTGGAGCAGGTCCGTTAGGGCCACGTCGTCAAACAGGGCCTTGTGGAAGTCATACTGGTCGGTCTGACCGCCCATCAGGTAGCCCAGGGCATTGACCGGCTCGCCACCCTCGCGGGCCGCCAGGTATCCCTTTGAAATCCGCTGGAAGTCCGGCACGGCCACCTTGAGCACACCGCCCGGCCGCAGCTTCGAGACCCAGTGTCTCAGCACCTCCAGGGTATGGCGGTGGCCGAAGTGCTCCAGGATGTGGCTTGCCCGGATCTCGTCCGCGGACTCGTCCTGGCAGTCCAGTGGCCAGGCCCGCCTGCCCGACTTGATGTCGATGTTCGCGTAGCCCGGCAGGTCCAGGCCCCCGCTTCCGATGTTCAGCTTGAGCGTCATGATGTTGGTGTCCTTCCTTCCTGTCTGCGTTCTCATCCCCGCCCTCCCCTCGCCATGGCCGGCCCGGGAGTGATTCCCCGGGCCGGCAATCAGGCTGAAGGAAGGACGATGCCGTGCTATCCGGTCACGACCGCCTGGCACTGGGCCGTATGGGTGGCACCCAGCACCTGGTTGGCCACGGCCGACTTCTTCGCCGCCGTGTCCGCGGACTGGCCCTCTCGGCTCAGGACCGCCAAGGCCGCCACGCTCACGGTCGTGGTCCCGGGCGTGACGACCAGACCCAGGTATCTCTTCCGCTTGCGGAGATCCACCTGCATCTCGATCACGCCGCCCAGCCCCAGGGTCGCCACGGCCGGGATCGTCCACGCATGGGCCGTGGTCGTGGTGTTCGACCCTGCGAAGGCCGTGATCGTGGTCATGGACGTGGCCGAGGTCAACGTGTCGCTCTCGGCCAGGTGCACATCCTGGAGGGTCGTGCCGTTGGTGGCGTGCGTGCCCACCAGGATGTAGATGTTGGCATGTCCATACCCGGCGGTCTCGAAGCTCATCGTGTGCGAGGCATTCGAGGCCACAGTGCACCCGGGCATGAAGATGATTGCCCCACTGTCGTG